AACGCGGTCATTGCGTTGGTCGTACAAATCCGAAATGACCAACATCATCCCTTGAATCAATGGTTTCGGAATCGCTGAAACATCCGATCCCACCGTATAACGCACAATCACTTGATTGACTACACCGGCCGCGGCGAACCATCCGGAAACGGATTGAACACGTGCGGGTTCGGAAATCAAATCCGTGACATATGCGTCCGTCGAAACCGTCACTTCCGATCCGATTTCGTCCACATATTTTACCGATGATATTGACGCCACGGGACCGCGTGACAAATAGATGAGGTTCGACAAATTGTCCCAACGGTTCGATGGGAATTTATCGAAGTATTCATCAATTGTTGTGGTCACCAAAATGCGGCGCGTGTATTCTTCACACATTTGACGTGCGGCCGTGATTAGGACCGAAATCAATGTGTCGTCATCACTATGGTCAACGCGAAGAAAATTCTTCGCCTCGGTCAATGTGATTGGTTCGGACGCCGCGGGCGTTACAATATCAAATGCCATTTATCGGGTTTGTTTTGATGTGGTTTTCTTTACTGCCTTTTTTGCACGCGTTTTTGGTGGTTCTGCAATGGCCTCGCAAAATCCCGCGTTCAAAAAATCCGTCACCATTTCGGTGGACTGGATGTCCACCACCGCGTGTTTGCGGTAGTGGAACCCAGTTCCCGAAATAGATTTTAGAAATCTAACTTTCATTGATTACGCTTGAATCAAGTGCTTGACTGCACGGCTATCAAGAACCGCAGAATCCTTTCTCGCGAATGAAACGTAGCCGACCTCTAATTCGTCCATGTAACGTTCGTTTAGACGTACGAATTGAACGCCACCAGCAGAACGAACAACGAACTTGCTGAAATCAGCCGCAACAAGTGTTTTGGTACCCGTCGCGATGCTTGATTGCATATCGTTGTTGTAGTAAAGATTGTAACCGAACAATTTGTCTGGTTCTCCAGCCGCCATTGACGGGATGAAGATTGGGAAATCGTTCGCGCTACCAATACCCAATGCACGAATTGCCGCAATCACGTTATCGTGTGCCATCAAACCGAATGATGGTTTGTTGCGGTAAGATGGGTCAATTGAATGGATAAGGTCCAAAATATCGTCGGCGGTGATTGCAGTTGCACCCGCGGCCGTTTTACCTAAAGACGAACCAGTCACCAAACCTTGTGGTTGGCTTGAACCAGTACCCGTTGTGAATGCCGCGTTTGTAGCACGTGCGATTCTTTCACCCATTGATTCAGCCAAAAACGCGTTCAAATCGAATGCGTTGTCTTGCAACAACTGCATTGACACACGAACTTGTGATGCATAGTTGTATGCGCTCAACTGCTTGTTGGCGAATGTCATATCTTGAACAGTTACCGCCGCCGCTTCGCTTGTTAGGTTTGCATCGGTTGCAGTATCGTTGATTGTTGGGTAATCCAACAATGCGCCACCCGCCGTGTTCAATTTTTTAGCCAAACGCTCAACCTCACCGGTGAACAATGACGCCATATCCAATTCGTTGCTGAAATCTTGAGGAACCAAGAATCCACCCAAAGAATCAGTACCCGCAACTTGTGTGCTTGTTCCGCGAAGTTCACCCATGATTGAACGTTCTTCAGCAGTCAATGCACCCATTCCGTTGCGAAGGTATTTTTCGAATGCACCTTTGCGTGTTGCCTTTGGTGCCGCTTGACGTGCTTCAGCGTTTGCCGCCAATTCTTTTTTCAATTCAGCCGCACGCTCTAACGTGTCGATTTGGTCTTTGATGCTCCTTGCATCTGCTTCCATTGCGTCGAATTTCGACTTTTCTTCGGCGTTCAATGAACGTCCTTCTTTTTGTGCGTTGTCAACAATCGCCGTTGCGTTCTTGATCAACTCCGCGCGTTGTCCGCGCAATTCGATGTTTTTCATCGTTTAGAAATTTAAGGTTTTCAATTTATACAAATAAAGGTCGGTATCGTCTGCCGATTCGGTTTGTGTTTCAATGGATTCGGATTTGTTATGATCCGAGGCCGTTGCAACTTCCGTTTTGGTTTCTGATTCCAAATCGCGTGTTTTCAATTCCGATGTCGCCGACGGATACGCCGGTTGTGCGACTGGGGAAACATCCAACAATCGTGATATTTTTTCAATGATTCGGTAGGTTTTGCCGTCGCGTTGTTCCCAACGGTCCTTTTCAATCAAAAACGCAAACGATGATTGATTCACATCGCCACGTTTCATCAATTCCACCAAATCATTGGCATATGTTGTATTCGGTAGGTCTACTTCATAATATAGACCGCGAGCGTCGGAACCGATTCGCAATGTGCCCGATGACACACGGCCCAACAATAAGTTTTCATCGTGGTTGAAATATGCGCGAACATCGTCGTTCATCACACCATCAAACGCACCGCGTTCGATTTGTTCGTAAAAACCACCCATCCATTCGGAATCCGAATTGTAAACGGCGGCATAACCACGGATCGTTTCGCCTTTGTATTCCGCGTTTTCCATTCGGAATTCGCGTTGTTCTTTTACCACGGATGATTTGCGAACCTCCGCGTCGTATTTTTCCAATGTACTGAATCGGTGAACAACGTTCAAAACGGGTTTGCGTTCAACGTATGCATCCGATTCCGAATCGTAACGATACAAACGAATCAATGCCGCCGGATCATCGGGTGTTCCATTTACGATGAACCCGGAATCCGCTTCCAATTCACCATCGATTTCGATTTGAATGATTCGGCCGTATGCATTACCACCAGACGATGACCAACGAACAAAATCGCCAACCACCAATTCATTTGGTTCGGCACGTTGTTCCGTTTTTGATTCCATTTCAACATCATCATCCATTTCGCCTTTGCCGAATGTGATGACGATTTCATCATCGGTTTCAATGACCGATTTGATGTGTCTTTCGTTTTTATTTTCTTCCATTTGTTCCAATGTTTTTTCGGCCCAACGCAACATTTCATCACCACCCCATGCCGCGAACATCACCGATCCGCAAATTTCGTTGCCATCGGAATCAATGAAATCGCCTTGGTCGTAAACCTTGGCACGTGATAAGAATGAATAAATGCGCGGCAAACGATCGTGTGAAACCATTTCACGATTGGCCAAAATGCGTGCCGTATTCCACCCGACAACGGTTCCACAATCGGAATCGTTTTCTTCGCGGTGTTTCAACGCTTTTGCGGCATTATCGGATGCCGCTTGTGGGTAATTATTCCACGGCATCGCCTTCGTCGTTTTTAGGGGTTCCCACTTCAACCATGTTCATTGGTTGCAAATACGCATCGCCGCCATCGATTGGGGCTAAATTTTCCATTTTGCGAACGTCGTTTGCGGAAATCCATCCCCATTGACGTCCCTTGGTATATGCCTCGTATCTTGAACGAATATCACCACGCAACAATCCGTCCATATTGAATCGGATGTAATACGCAGAATCACCAACGAACAATTTGCGGTTCAATTCCGCTTCCCAACGTTTAACCCAAGGCAAAATCGTGTTGCGTTGGAATTGGATTCCTTGTTCTTCGATGTTGGCACGTGTGGATGAATTTTCCAATGATCCCAAATATGCCAATGGTATGCGGAAAAAACGTGCGATGTCCTCAACGCCGAATTTTCGTGTGCTGATGAATTGTGATTCTTGTGGGGAAATTGACATCTTTTCAACCTTCATCCCTTCTTCCAGAATCGCGGTTTTGTGTGCGTTGTCCAAACCGGCGTTGCGTTGTGTCCACGAACGGATCAAACGTTTGTACGCCTCATCGGATAAACGACCGGGGTGTGTCAACACCGCCGAAACGTTCGCACCATTTCCAAAGAATGAACCACCGAATCGATCCGCCGCCAAACCTAAACCAATGGATTCGCGTGCGGCCTCGATGACTGATTTTCCAACGATACCATCAAACCCAAGACCAACGATGTGAATCATTTCCGAATCATCGAATGTTTCTTTTCCGTCGATTTGATAGAATTTTTCGTCTTGGTACACCTTCACTTGAACGCGATCCGGATGGACCGGGATCAATTGCAATGGATTCCCGGCACCATCGCGTTTGATTGCGATGAATGCGTTGCCATGCAAACACAAATGCGCTTGACACGTCTCACGGAATGTGAAATCCGTCATCATCGCATTTGGATGGTGAATCAATTTGTTGATGGGGTGTGCATCAGCATCGACAACGATTCCGTCATTGGTTT